GTTGGATCACTAAATAATAGAAATATTATGTTCTCACAACTTAAATCTATAAAGCTTTATTGTAAAAATTATTTAATTAAATTAACAAAACTTTACAGAGAGGTGATTATGGTAGACAGTCGCCTCGGAACTAATGTTCCAAAGGAAATATCTAGGATATTAGAGGTTTCCAAACTCCCTGAAATTCTAAGCGATGAGGTTTCTCAAAACGCAAGTTCCATATGGGATTTCAGTACTTCTCTAGTTGGGGTATCACCTTACACTATTAGTCAGAACTATGAATATAGGATTGATGAATGGTTAAATGATAGTCTTGACCGTACTTTTTTATTATTATCGTCCATTTTAGATGTTCTATACATCCACCTTGAACGTATCCCCTCAGAAATTTCTTTAGACAACTTCTGTAGCAGATATTTTTTATATGCACTGGTTGATAAACTTGAAGAAAAGTATAAATTTCATTGCGCTTATCTATGCTGTACTTTATCGCCTCCATCGGATCTTCCTCCGGATAATCTTTATCCAGATGAAATCCCAGGGGTGATATTGGGCGGTTGGGTGCGGAGATTTTTCGAATCTTCTAAAGTTTGTTTAGCCTTAAAAAGGAAGGTTGCTTTCTCATTGCAAAACGCAAAGAGAGGTGCCGCTCCTATAAGTCTTAAAAAACAATTGAGAGCTATATTAGATCATCAGAAGAATATGACTGGTGGTGGATACCAACCCTCGAACTACAAAGACCGTGTAATTGGTCGTGTCAGTACGAAGTTGGATAAACTTACACAAATATATTATCCCTATGAAATAAGTGATAGGATTAAAGAATGGCGTATGCCTAGCTTCTCTTCATGTTCTTTGGAGAGTGCGAAAAACTTTGGTTCTATGGGCTATTTCTCGGATATGTACTATAATCCGGAAATCCTCGGTTATGATGGATTTTTGGACGGGGCTAAAAAGGAAATCCCTCTATATTCTGTTGGCTTTGACATTAGTGATTTGACAGAGACGCTCTTGATGAAAGTTCAAGAAGAGCACACCCTGACCACTTGTCAATACCATAAGATATTAGAGCCTTTTAAGGTTCGTAGTATTACAGCTGCAGATCCAGAGATATACCACTTAGGGCGTATGATTCAACCTGTTCTTCATGGTTGCATACGTTCTGAAAATGGACCTTTTCGATTTATTGGAAAGCGACATAATGTGGAGGATATAAATAAAGTTTATGCCGGCTCCATTCTGGTTTCTCCATCATACTTTGAGAAGTTTGGTGAATATAACTGGAAGGAGGGACGACATCATCCGATGTTCACTTTCTTTGTGGCGGGAGACTATAAAAACGCTACTGATAATATGCATCCTAGATTACCTAGGTGCTTCATCCGTGCTCTAAAGGCGCATACAGATATTTCTGAAAGATGGATCAAAGTTCTTGAACGAACTCTTGGTTCACATACAATCAAATATGATTGGCCTTTGGATGACAACGAACTTTTTGGCAAGTATGCTGCTGAATATAGTCAGTTTAAAGATGAAGTACACCAAAGTCATGGACAACTTATGGGGTCTCCAACGAGCTTTCCCGTGCTCTGTTTAGTAAATGCTGCCATGTTTTGGGCAAGCGTTGAAAGATATGAGTGTAGGGAGGTGAGTTGGGGGTACATAGTTGATCACTATCGACCTTTATTTAATGGTGACGACATTAGTTTTCTTTCTAATGAAGATCATTATAAAATTTGGGCTGAATATTGTGATGCATGTGGATTAAGTCTTTCACCTGGGAAAAATTATAAATCTCCGGATTTCGTGAATATAAACTCAACAAACTATACAGCTAATCTTGAAGTTATCAAAAATGATACTAAAGGATTAGAGGAATGGGATGAGGTATTTATAGTAAACGATCTCGAAGAGATGTTTATAGTGAATAGTGGTTTGTTAAAGGGACAAGCAAAAGTTATGGAAGATACGCGAAAGTTTGAATCTAAAAGTGAGTCATTGATGCCAGTCTGTGACCAGCTTATGGAATGTCTTTCTGTAGCTAAGGACGAAGAACGTGTACGAACAATCGAGGTATTCAAAGATTATATGATGCCTAGATTACAAAATTCTTATAGACCTTGGAGTTTACCTCGCCACTTAGGTGGTCTTGGCTTACCCTTTGGTTCTGTTACTAAAACTCAATTCAATTTAGCTCTTAAATTGGTTGAAGAATATAAGGATTTAAGTGATCTTAAAAATCATGTAAATATGACTATTGAACAAGGCCAAGAGATGTTAAAAGATCTTTTAAGATCATTTGATGTCGAAGTGGTTCCTGGAAAAATAGTTAGTAATACGACTGAAGATACAGTTGAGTATTATGAATTACCTGATTGTTCACACTTGTTTCTTAATAAAAAAGCAGTTAAAAAGCACTACATTTGCCATGATCTTAATGGTGAAAGGTTGGTAGATCATCCTGAATATAAGTATGTTAAAGCACTTCGAAAAATAAGTCTTAAACATGAACTTAAGGAGATCGAGCCCGGTGTACTTGAGCAGCTCCAAAATACTAAATTAATATCTGGAGGTCTCTTGTACCCTCTCTGGAGAGGCGTAACTGCAAGGCAATAAGTAGGATGGGAAGACCTAAGTTAGGTTCGCTCTGGTTGCTATAATCGTCTGGTTATAGAATCATCGTTCCACGGTCACCTACTTGGTTACACCTTTATTAATATGACATCTAAAACACTTGATTGAAGCCGCTACCGGCCGAGAAGGAGTTCTGATAATCTAAACAGATTCAATCTTGTGGATAACTTTAGGAAACTTTTGTTGTCTGGATGTGATGTTGATAGGGGTGGTTGCCTGGATTATACGATAATAATCCGAAGACACGCGCATGAGCTATATTTAACTGGTCAAGACCTTCATATGGACAGAAGGCAATAGCGCG